GTCGTCAGCCGCGCCTGAAGCCACGCAACAGTCTCGGCAGGGTCACGGGCCAGATACCATTGGCCTAGCGGCTCAAACGCCATCTGGAAGCGTTCCTGACCCCTTCGCAGTTTGCCCGTTGGGGTCTTGATTTCGAGGAAGGCAGCAAAGCCGGGGGCGGTGACCAGTTTGTCCGGCACGCCCTGACCTGCTAACCCAAGGTCATAGACGGTAAACCCTGCCGCCCTGACGGCTGCGGTGATGGCGGCATCGTTAGCATCCCGGCGTGCGGCGTAGCGCATCAGAAAGACCCGTCAGCCCATTCGTACCAGAGTTTGTAGGCGCGTACAAATTCCTCCACGCCTTCCCCAAGCAGCATTGCTTTGCCCTGCGGCGGCACGAAGAAAAACCGCGCTATCCGTAGCCCTTCGTCCGTATCCCCGCGCACCACCCACACTTGGAAGTTTGGCGTGGCAGCGAGTGCCTGCAAGGTGCGGCGCAGCCCTTCGGACATCCCCTCACCCTCGCGCTTCCATTCTAGTACGAGGAACTTTCCCTTGCGCTCGATGATGCCGTCGATATTGCACGGGCAGGCTTTAGGGTTGTTCGGCAGCAACCCGAGGAATGCGCCGTAATCAATATGCGGCGCATCCCGGTTTTTCATCAGCCGCTCAAACTCCACGGCGTTTGTCGTGCGCTGCGCGTTGTGGTGATACCCATCCTGCCTTGGTCTTAACCCAGCCGCGAGACTTCAGTAATTCCTCGCCACCGCAAGCACCGCTGCGATGCTGGAGAATGCTCGACGCGCCGAAGAACTTCTGACCGCATTGCTTACAAGTGCGTGTCACTTGCTCCCCCTCGCACGGATGGCGGCGGCGCATTGTTCGGCAGCAAACCTTTCTCTAAACCCGCCTAACGGGTCAACTGTGTATTGCTTGCTCATGTATGACTTCATTTGTTTTTCACAAACCTCGGCACACGCCTCTCGCTCGGCTGCTGCGACAAGGGCGGCGAAGAGTTCAGTTTTCTGCCAAGCGTCTTCGCTTGCTAGCCCCATAGCGTAGTCAGGGAATCCCGCCTCCCGCGCCATGCGGATGATGTCCTCGCGTGTCATGTGTCCTCCTTCGTAATTCCGTAGAACTTCTCGGCGGCGCGGAAGCCTAACTCAAAGTCCCGCCATCGTCCGTCGATGTCAGGTTTTATGTACGCCTCCGCAATTTGCTCCCTCGTCGCAGGCTCCCGCTTGGCGTCAACAGTCAAGGATTCCTTGACGGTTGGCTCCGGCTCCGGAGCCGCGAGCGCGGCGTAGAGGGCGGCGTAGAAATTGCCGATGTGTTCGCCGCAAATCGACGCCTCTAGCATCTCAAAAGCCACAGCGCGGGGCAGGGTGATGTTGTCGGTCACGGCTTCACCTCCCGCGCCCACAGCATGGCGTTAATGCTCATGTTCCTATTTCCTGCGCCTTTTCGATGAGTCGAATCGCCATCGTGATGTTTTCCTGCTGCGAAACATCCGACTGCATCACATCTACCGCGTTAATCATCGCCTCGCCTGCGGTATACATCCGCTCGTAATCGTCGTTCGGGCGACCACCAAACAACTCGTAATCGGGGTCGGCTTCCTGCATCCGTTCACTCGAATCCTCGATTGCAGCGTCCATGTCGGCTACGGTTTTTGTTTGGCACGCTATTTGCCACGATTTGCCGTGACCGTCGGCGTTTGCCTGCGTCTGATACGCCTTCAACGCATCCCACATATCGTTCGTTGTTAACTTCACGATTGCACCTCTCGCTTTTTGAGTTTGTTCAGACCGCGTTCACCAAAGAGTTGGCGAACCATCGACATCAGGTGCGGGTGACCCAGCACCTCGGCTGCATCGGCTGACCGCAACGCGGCGGCGGTCGAGTCCCGCAGACGCTCCAACGCATCCGCATCAGGGCTGATGGTTAATCGAGCAAGATATGCCTCACAGAGTTTGAGACGGTTCAGCGGAGTCGGCTCCAACTTGTCCCAACCCCTTGCATTCCACGCATCTTGTTCAGCGTGACGGGCGACATCTGCAGCGCGTTGCTTGTCGGTTTTCTCGACCTTCTCGCCAAGTCGAGGTGCGGCTTTTTTATGCAGTTCAAACAGACCCTGATACTGACCTGCAATTGACTGGTCAACGACCGCCTGCTGGTCAGCACCGAAACGCGACAATTTGAGTTTCATCGCGTGTTCGGATGCGGGTTTGATGGTTTTGCGAATGGCTTTGCGGTAAGCCACCCATTGTTCCCAAGCCGCTTCGTCTAGTTCGTGCATAAAAACCTCTCTGTGGTTAGACAGGACAAGCGTAACTGTTCACGGAGGTTAATGCAACAACTTTAGTTAGGGTTTCTAGGATTTAAGATTTAACTCTGTAGGATTGTTTCTTAAGAACCATGCTCGGAGGACCGGGAAAGGACCCCCCTAACCCCCAAGAACATTGGGAGCCAAGAGAGTCCAACCTATGCCCGTATGGACGCGGTTGTTAGACCCGCCAGACCGTGGTTTCCGGTGTCTGGTCGATGATTGAACATCATGTGGGGATTGCACCCACCCCGCCGGTGACAGATGCCCGTATCAAGGGGTCGCGTGGTGGGGTGTTTGACACGACTAGAACAGCCATGTAAATTAACCATCACGCGAGAACAGCATCTCAAGCGTAAGGGCATCCCCCCGCCCGCGTCAAGCCCCCGTTCAGGGGGTTTGTCGTTTCTGGGGTCTAATGCGGTTAACGGCTTTGAGGTAAACGCGCCAAGCGCCAGTAGCCGCTTTGAAAGCCTTTATCCGGGCTTCGCTCCAGTCAGTCGCAGGCCATGCCTTGAATACAGCCCACGCCTTGTCGTAAGCAATTTTGGCGGCTTCTGGGCTGACCATAGGGGTCAGCCGGGGGTAGGCGTAGAATCGGCTGTAATCGGCGGGGTGACGGCTTCTAGCGCCTTCCATTGCCATACCCGCATAGCAGGCAGTTTCCCTGCCTTGACCCACCGTGAGACAGCCGGACGGCTAACCCCAAGTTTTCGAGCGAGGGCGGCTTTGCTACCGGCAACGGCTAGGGCGGCTTGGATGTCCATGAAGCGGTAAGTTAACGATGGTAAAAATAAATGCAAGAGGCTGTTGACATCGGTTAACAGCAAGCGCATCATGGCTCCACGGTCACAAACGACCGGCAACCGGAGCAACAGATATGCGACCCATCCCCCAACACCTGCCCCCCGCAATCCGCTGGGCAATCGCAGCAGGTGAATCTCGAGCAGCACGCGACCTTGCGATGAAGCACGCCAGAACGCACGCAGACATCCGTGCAGCGTTTGTTACCTGCGCTAGAACCAACCAACGGCTGATGTTCCAAGCCCTGCACATGGCGAGGAATTCAATATGAAAACCATTGGCCTGTACCTGTTCTCGTTTGCCATGTTTGCCGCCCTCGCGTGGCTTGCTGTGAGGACTTTCTGATGGACGACTGGCAACAGCAACGCGAGTGCGAGGAACGCCGGTACTACACCGAGCCGGTCATCCTCACTTGGACGCAAGCCGATATTGACCGCCACAACGAACTGCGGCGCGAACTTAAACAAATGATTGAGGAAAGCAAATGTCAGACCTTTTAAAAATCAATGTCAACGACCACACCGAACGCAAAGGCAACCTCACCTATTTGAGTTGGGCGTGGGCATGGGCTGAAGTGCTGAAGATTGACCCATCTGCGCGATGGACAGCGCACGAGTGGGATAACAGTCCCGTCATGTACCTGCGGAACGGCACGGCGATGGTTAAGGTCAGCGTTGAAATTAAGGGCAACGACAAAACCTGCATCCTCCCTGTCATGGATAACAGGAACCGCGCCATCGTTGACCCTGATGCCTTTGCCGTGAACACCGCCACCATGCGTTGCCTTACAAAAGCGATTGCGATGCACGGTTTGGCTCTCTACATTTTTGCCGGTGAAGATTTGCCCGAGGGCGAAAAAGCCGAGCCAAACACTGAGGTGTTGGCGCAGATTGCGTCTGTAACTGACGCGGCTGCGCTCGTTGCCCTTTTCAAGTCGCTTGACCCCGCCATCCGCGCAGCGCACATGGATGCGTTCAGCGCACGCAAGAAGGAACTAGCCTAATGGAACAGAGAACTGACGATTGGTTTGCGGCAAGGCTTGGCAAGGTCACAGCCTCGCGTGTGGCTGATGTTATCGCCAAGACCAAGACCGGCTATGGCGCAGGCCGCGCTAACTATATGGCTGACCTTGTGGTCGAGCGCCTGACGGGTCAGAAGGCATCTTCGTTCACCAATGCAGCGATGGAATGGGGGACGGAGCAGGAGCCGAACGCCAAAGCAGCCTACGCCGCAAAGACCGGGATACTGGTTGAGGATGTCGGCTTTATAGACCATCCGACTGTTGCAATGTCTGGTGCCAGCCCTGACGGGTTTGCCGAGGGGGGTTTGGTGGAAATCAAATGCCCGAACACCGCGACCCATCTGGAATACATCTTCGACGGCAAGCCGCCGCAGAAGTATGTGACGCAGATGCAGTGGCAGATGGCGTGTGCCGGTAAGCCGTGGTGCGATTTCGTGTCCTACGACCCGCGTTTGCCCGAGCGGCTGCAACTGTTAGTCGTGCGCGTTCTGCGTGATGACGACTACATCAAGATGCTTGAGCAGGAGGTAAATACTTTCCTGCAAGAGTTGGACGACAAACTCAACAAACTGGAAAAGGTGACCCTGTGAACAAGCAGTATGACAACAACAACCGTGGCGTTTTGTTTAAGAACGATAAGCGCGGCAACGAAAAAGCCCCCGACTACCGTGGCTCTGCCGTCATCGACAACATTGACCTAAACATCAGCGCGTGGATTAAGCGCAGCAGCAAGACCGGCGATGCTTTTATGTCGCTCAAGTTTGAGCCGAAGCAGGCTGCGCGTCCTAAGACAATGGCAGAGCAGAATCCCGAGAAGTTTGCCGACGATGAGGATTTGCCGTTTTGAAAATCTTCATCGGATACGATAGCCGCGAGGACATCGCCTACGAGGTGGCCCGTGCGTCCATTCTGGAACACATGGAGGCAGAGGTTGTTGCGCTGCGACTAGATGACCTGCGGGAAATGGGGATGTACTGGCGCGAACCAGACCCGTTCTCATCCACGGAGTTCAGTTTTAGCCGGTTCCTTGTGCCTGCGCTCTGCAACTTCAGAGGCAATGCTTTGTTCATGGACTGTGACTTTCTAGTGCGGCACAGTCTGAAGCCGTTGCTCGACTTCAACAATCCTGATGTTGCCGTGTGGTGTGTCCAACACGACTACAAGCCCACATCCCTGACAAAGATGGACGGGCAGGTACAGCGCCAATACCCGCGCAAAAACTGGTCGTCGTTTATGTGGTTCAATTGCAGCCATCCGTCAATGGGTGGGCTGACACCCGAAATCGTGAACAGCGAAACCGGGATGTATCTGCACAGATTTATGTGGGTAAACGACCGGCACATTGGTGCGTTGCCGCCGACCTTCAACTACTTGGAGGGCTGGCACACACGGGCGCAGGTTCCTGACCCGACCTGCGTGCATTTCACCGAGGGTGGCCCGTGGTTCGATGAGTACCAGAATGTCGAATACGCTTACGAATGGAAGCAATGGGCTGGACGGGTGAGGGCATCCGAGCGATGAAACGCATCTTCCCTCGAGGCACTAGACCGGACGCTATGGCATCTGTCGTGGCGCGTATGGTGTCCAACCTTGACCCGCTCAAGACATGGGCGGTTGAGGTTACGGAGTGGAAGAAGCCGCGCACCAACCAACAAAACAAGTTCCTGTGGGGTGTTTGTTATCCCTGCATTTTAGAGGGCGGTGGCGAGGCGTTGCGCGGATGGACACGCGATGACCTGCACGATTACTTTCTAGGTGAGTGTTTTGGGTGGGAGACGCTGGAGGGGTTTGGCAGAAAGCGCCTGCGACCGCTCAAGCGTTCCTCTGCGCTCGACAAACAAGAATTCAGCGATTACTTGCTGTTTCTTGAAACAAAGTGCCTTGATATGGGCATCGTGATACCGGAGCCGTCGTATGAATAGGACAGACGAAATGCGCTTTCAGGTGACGGAGTTCCACAAGAAACACCCCGAGGTGTGGGATATGTTTGTCCAGTTTACATTTGAAATGATTAAGCGCGGATATAAAAATTATTCCGTCAACGCAATTTTTGAACGCATCCGATGGGAAAAAGATAGCGTTGGCGGCGACGGCATTACTTCGTTTAAATTGAACAACAACTATCGGGCTTTTTATTCGCGTCGATTTATGCGGGCTTATCCCGAACATGACGGGTTTTTCCGTACACGGCAACAAACATCTGAACAAGAGATGCCGACCTACAAACCTGAATTGACCCCGAGCCACTACGCATGAACCTGCGTAAAGAAGCCCGAGGACGCGGCTGCATGGTGCGTATCCCCGAGGTGTGCAACCACAACAGCGAGACAACCGTGCTGGCGCACTACAGGCTTGCCGGGGTATCTGGCATAGGCATGAAGTCGCCCGACATCCTTGGAGCATGGGCCTGTAGCGCGTGCCACGATGCTATCGACCGTCGAGCGCATACCGACCTTGACCGCGACTATGTGCGCCTGTTGCACCTCGAAGGCATGGCGCGAACCCTCGCACAACTCAACCGAGAGGGACTACTGTGACCTTTATGGTAGACACGCCGTACACCCCGGCTTACATCCGCAACGAATTCCTATATGACCACCAGACGGGCAGCGGGGAGTTTACCCCCTGCACCATCTTCGGGTTCCGGGCTGAACCTGCGCGGGTACCCATGTTTAGCGTTATGGCAGCCTGCGGGGCGCAATGGGCGAGGGTGCCTATCCATGCCCTTGTGTCGAAGCCATGCCCTCCAATGGCTTTAGAACTCGCCTGCTGGTGGGACTCGTTTAGCCGCCATGCCGAGGTGCGTGAAATGGAGTTTCTGCGGGGTCACCGTGTCCGCGCCCGTGGCAGGGACGGAGTGTGGAGGCCGGGGGTCTACCTGTTCAGCATCTTCTGGCACAACGGGGGATGGTCGGAGGTCAGCGACCAATCCAAAGACCATCACATCATCAAATTGGAGTCAGGGCCGTTTATCGCTTACCCAAATAACAAACTGCATTGGGTTGACCCGAGCCACCTGTCGGGCGACCCGCCGCGAGATTGGAAATCACCGTCACAGTCCTACAGCGTGGAGGCACTATGGTCAGATGGTTCGTCAACTGGTTCCGCAACCTAAAGGCACGCAGACACCACGAATGGAGCCGCGTGCCGCCACCCAACTGGGCG